GCAGTCGATGAGCCAGACTTCGCGAAGCCAGCTCCTGTCGAGCAGCCAGTTATTAATATCGATCTGGATGATCGTTTTGATTCTGTTGATGAAAAGCTAGATCGCATTCTTGTTGAGTTCAGCAGAATGCAGAACAACGTAGCATCCAGTGCTACAGAAACAGAAATGCGTGACAAGATCAGACAGCTAGAAGCTATCGTAGTTCCGCTGCTGAATAATCTACTGAAGACTGCAGATAAAGAATGGATTCACTGGCCTAACAGACGCGAAGTCTGTCAGCGTCAGTTGGATGCTGTATTGAAAATAACTAGAGGATGATATGCAGAGTAATATATCGAGAGTAGATCCGCCGATTCCTTTGATGACACCGAAGGGTCGTGCTATGGCTCACTTTCTTATTGACTATGGTATGGAAAATGATTTGATGTGGGTCGTGTTTCAGGATGACACTGGCGAGTGCTGGACCTGGGAAAACGCACAGATTCGCGCTCGTATCAATCAAACCATAGGACGTAAGAGGGTAAGCAAGATTGACACTTAACTTAGATCGTTGGTTGATTATGACGACAGGGATAGCACTATCCGTTGTCTCCGCGTGGTACTCAGTCACAGGTCTAACAGCTATCTTCGCAGGAGCGTTCTGGGCGATCGTCATTCTTGGCGGTACGTTAGAGTTCGGAAAGATAATTCTTGCTGCATGGCTATACAGAAACTGGAAGTACGTTCCGTTTCTGATGAAATCATATTTCGTAAGCGCATTATTCATTCTCATGCTGATCACAAGCATGGGTATCTTTGGGTTCTTATCCAAAGCGCATCTAGATCAAGTTGCTCCTAGTGGTGAAGTTGCAGCCAAGATAGAAAGAATAGATGGCTCTCTCGCGCGCGAGCGCGCACGCATCATCAAAGCAGAACAGCAAGTTGGGCAGCTAGATCGAGCAATAGATAGTATCATAGACAGAAACAATCGCGCTCAAACTGCACTACAGTTACGCAATCAGCAAAAGAAAGAGCGCGACACCATAGCTGCTGAAATCAAAGACGCGCAAACTAATATCGAAAAGTTGCTCGACGAGAAAGCGCCACTCATGAAAGCTACTCGCGAGATTAGAAATGAAGTCGGTCCTATACGTTATGTTGCAGAACTGATATATGGCGCTGATTCTGAGAAAGACTTAGAATCTGCTATACGTATCATGATTATTCTGCTTGTGCTAGTCATCGATCCGCTAGCTGTTCTTCTTATCATTGCAGCCAGTCGTGACATAAGAACTGTAGGAGCTGTAACAACTGATGGTGATATCTGGAAAGAGATCAAAGTCGAGAAAGAAAACTTGACAACTTATGCTTAGTATGATAGTATTCATGTTGGAGGTGAATTATGTCGCTCAAAGAAAAACTGATTAAAAATAGTACAATCGCTTTTACAGCCACTCTTGAAGACTCTAAGATTTTCACAAAGAAAGACGTCATTCCGACCACAGTTCCCATGATCAACGTTGCGTTGTCTGGTAGCATTGATGGCGGAATGACTCCTGGGCTCACAATGCTTGCTGGTCCTTCGAAACATTTCAAGACTGGCTTCGCGCTTCTTATGGCTTCTGCTTTTCTAAGGAAGTATTCAGATGGCGTTATACTTTTTTACGATTCTGAGTTTGGTACTCCTCAGTCCTATTTTAATACCTTTGGTATTCCTTTTGATTCTGTTGTGCATACTCCTATCACTGACGTCGAACAACTCAAATTCGACATAATGAAACAGCTCACAGAGCTGGAGCGCGGCGATCACGTTATGATTGTCATCGACTCGATTGGCAATCTCGCTTCTAAGAAGGAAGTCGAAGATGCGCTGAACGAGAAGTCTGTCGCAGATATGTCTCGTGCGAAGCAGCTCAAGTCGCTATTCCGTATGATCACGCCTTATCTTACTCTCAAAGATATTCCTATGGCAGTTGTCAATCATACCTACAAAGAGATTGGTATGTTCCCGAAGGATATCGTCGGTGGCGGCACTGGTTCGTACTATGGTTCAGACAACATCTGGATTCTTGGTCGTCAGCAAGATAAGGATTCTGAAGGTATCCAAGGATATCACTTTGTTATCAACGTGGAGAAGAGTCGTTATGTCAAAGAAAAGTCAAAGATCCCCATTAGCGTTTCATTTGAAGGTGGCATTAATCGCTGGAGCGGTTTACTTGACGTTGCTCTGGACGGCAATTATATTGTTAAGCCAAAGAATGGGTGGTATGCTAGGGTAAACAAAGAGACTGGAGAAGTCCTTGCGCCAAACATGAGAGCTTCTGATATTGAAGACAACGGCGAGTTCTGGAAGACGATGTTCAAGGAAACAGACTTCGCCAAGTATATCAAAGAACGATACTCCATCGCCCATGGTGCTATCCTTGGAGATGAAAATGAGTAGAGCTATTGACAATCCAGTCGCAGTAGATTATAGTCATATTATGCATCCCAAAGTAGAAAAATTCGTTTGCATCAAAATCAACGAAGGCGAATTCGAAGGGATGGTGTATCATTACGAAAATCTAAAAGTAGGCGATGAAGAAGACGAGAATGGTGACGCCATGCTCAACTTTAACTATCATGTCGTCGAATCATTCATGGCTGAAGAAATGATGACTGATAGTATCAAGCAACGATTTGAAGATACGATTGCTGGTATTCTTTTCGATATTTTACTAAAACAAGTAGGAAGGATTGGGAATGAAGATCGAACTGACGATTCTGAAGAATCTAGTTCACAATGAAGACTTCGCCCGTAAGACTCTGCCTTTTCTAAAAGAAGAATATTTCAGTGATTCGTCTGAGCGTCATGTGTTCAAGCGAATCACTGACTTTATGACTAAGTACAATACTAATCCTACACGCGAAGCGATTGGTATTGAACTTGAGTCTGCGACTAATCTTACGGAAGAAGAACACAAGCGTTCGATGGAAGTCGTACGCAATCTTATCGAGCCAGAGCCGACTGAAATGCAGTGGCTACTCGATACGACCGAGCAGTTCTGTCAGGAACGTGCAGTATATAATGCAGTCATGGATAGTATCTCTATTCTTGACGGCAAAGACAAGAATCGCACCAAGAACTCTATTCCTGAGATTCTGTCGGAAGCTCTTGGCGTTTCCTTTGACAGTCATATCGGACATGACTTCATCGAAGACTATGAGCACCGATTTGATTACTATCATCGCGTCGAAGAAAAGATCGCGTTTGATATTGAGTTACTCAACAAGGTAACACGCGGCGGACTATCTCGCAAATCTTTGAATGTTATCCTTGCAGGAACTGGCGTCGGTAAAACGCTCGCTATGTGTCACATGACCGCAGCCAATCTTGCGATGGGAAAGAACGTTCTCTATATAACTATGGAGATGGCTGAAGAAAAGATTGCGGAGCGTATCGACGCGAATCTACTGAACGTTGCATCAGAAGATCTTGCTATGCTTCCGAGAGATATCTATGAGAAGAAGATTGAAAAGCTCAGAGCCAAGACTACTGGCAAACTAATCATCAAGGAGTATCCCACTGCGTCGGCTCACGTTGGACATTTCCGTCATCTTATCAATGAGCTCAATCTCAAGCGAAATTTTGTTCCTGATATTATCTACATTGATTATCTCAATATCTGTATGTCGTCTCGTATCAAGAGCGGATCGAACGTAAACAGCTACACGTATGTCAAGGCTATCGCTGAAGAACTGCGCGGATTGGCTGTTGAGAAAAACGTGCCAATCGTTTCTGCTACGCAAACGACTCGCTCTGGATACACCAACAGCGATCCTGGGCTTGAAGATACTTCGGAGTCGTTCGGTCTGCCTGCAACAGCAGACTTTATGATTGCTCTTGTTCGTACTGAGGATATGGATCTAAGGGGACAGATACTTATCAAGCAGCTTAAAAACCGCTACAGCGACCCTGGCGAAAACAAGAGATTTTTCGTGGGTATCGACCGCGTTAAAATGCGCCTTTTTGATGTCGAAGAAACAGCCCAGGACGATCTGATCGACGACAGCCGCGGTGGCAAGACTAAACGATATGACTCTGTTATGGATAACACCAAATTCGGGATGGAAGATCGTGAACGCAACAAACCTAAGCCCAAGTTCAACAACTTCAAGTTCTAAACTAAATAGTCTTGACATTTTGTCGCCAGTAGAATATACTAGTCCAATAAGCGAGGGAGGTGCCATGTTCCCAGAGGCTTTGGAATATTCGAATAATACCGCCGACATTTATGTGGCTGGCGGTAAGCCTAGGAAGAAAAAGCTCGTCGAAGCTGCGGCTAGATGGATGCTTGGCTACACCCTAGGAACAAGACTTGCAAACAATGTTTCCCTGAGAATCGATCTCGTTAACGATTTGAAGAACACGAACGTTTACGGTTCAGTTCTCTGGGCTGACAGTAATAATAGACCGCGCGAGTTTGATATGGACTTGTGCAATCATATAAATGATAGAACTCTGTTCCGCGTGCTCGCGCACGAGATAGTTCATATTCGACAATATGCGACCGGTGACCTAAAAGATCTAGCTACCCACGCCGACTACTGTAAATGGAAGAATAAATTAGTTCAGTCCGAGGGACGTGGTCGCGGATCATATTTTGATCTGCCATGGGAAAAAGAAGCTCGGCGCGATCAGGAAATTATTTTCA